CTTTTGCACAGATTCGTTGTCGTAGTTGGTGCTATTGCCCGTATCTTGAGAAATATACCAACCTGTCTGTGCATTTGCTCTTCCAAATCTCCAATCTGCGCCATCTTGCACAAAATTTCTAGATTTCAGAGGCAACATCAAACCGTGAGTTACGCTGCCCCATCCACCAACTTTGTCGTCAAGGAAGCCTTCGTATGATTCACCAAGAAAGTACCCTTTTTGGTTATCTGTAGTAGTAATAACTGTATTTGTTAGTGTAGGATTGGTATTGAAAACTTTTCTAACAAAATCATCCGAACTGCGATTAAACGTGAAGTCAACTTTTTCTACACCAGTGTGGAGGCCAGTAAGAGTAGTTGTATCTGCCTGATTTGAAGAGGACAAGATTTGCCCGGGAGTACCAATCAACATTGACAAGGTTCCAGGTGACGAAGCAGCTGATCCCGTTCCAATTGTCACTGCATGTGAAGCAGTATATTGTGACACAGAACCATTTGATTTATCGAAGTCAAAGGCGCCAGACAGAACCATTGTGGTGTTCTGGTCGCAATAGAAAATAGCAGCCAAAGAACCTGCAGCAGGGTTGGCGTCAGTATTCGTCCCGGGCGAAACGGCTCCCATTATAAAGTCGGTATCAATCGCCATGGAGCCGTTGGTGTTAGCAAGAATAAGACCATCGGTGTCGTCCGCAGCCAAGACAAGATTAGATGTCGCTTTAAGAGTGACAGTAGTGGTAGTTGTACCATCTTCCGCGCTGACGCCGACAACGCCGGTGGTCGCGAGGGTGGAAATACCGGAATGATATTTAGCAACAGTGGTAGTAGCTGTGCCATTGATCGCATCTTTTATATAACCTCGCGTAGCTGCCGTATCCCCTGCTAAGCCTAGCACCCAAATTTCATTGGCTGCCATTCCGCCGGCCAGTAGGGTGCTGGAGGGTTTCATTACAAATTTGTATGTAGTGCCGGTGCCTCCAACAGTTGTCGGTACATTGATTGTAAATGCTTTGTCGTCGCCGACGACACTCGCTTGTATAGCATCAATTACAGTCGCTGTAGTTAAGCCCTGATTCTCAATTTGGTCAGAACCATTGAACAGCCAAAGACCATAAGCTCCGCCGGCGCTTTCAACATCTTCGTTTGGAGTCGTTCGCGCATTTTGGCTTAACAACACCTTCGCAATGCCAGCGGATGTGCCGTCGCCTCCGCCCCAACCAGCTTTTCCAGCTGTCGTGGCTAGTGTGTGTTGCTCACCAAGAAGTCTAATGAATGTGAGAGGAGCATTGTTACTTAACCAAGCTTTAGCAGCATAAGAGCCGTAAGTTGGTGCTAGCTTGTTGCCATCTCTAAAAACATCACCAGTTTGAACACCAGGAATGGGTTCACCAAAAATCTCAACAAACTCGGCATAAGATCGAACTTTGATTGGAGTTCCTGCGGGCCCTTTTACAGAGCGCCCAATGACCAGTGGTCCAATAACTTCTGGTGCTGCTTCAAGAATCGACTTATCAATCTCATTCATGAAGATTCCCGGTGATACAAATTTAAACTTCTTTACAGACATACTTTAAAGTCTCCTTTATGATAGTATTTTCTTTAATAAATAGTAATTTACTTTCTCAAACTCCAATATTAACTTCTATAAAATGAATCATCATCGTGCTCTGGTTCATCTTTATTGATTACTCTTTCTCTAGGTATTTTTACAACGACAGCATTTTCACGAACTACAAGTTTTGGTTGATCTTGATTATCACCTGAACCAATCAAATAACCTAGAACTTCTATGTTAACAGTTGTTTGATAAGTTTTTTCGTCTTCTCCTAGAGTCGACATATTATTAGTTTGTGCGAAAGCTGGCTGAACAAACGCTTCATATAAGTGTTTGTCTTTTTTAATTACAAAATGATTAATATTTCCAGGCCTCACAACGAATGGAGTCAACAGATCATTCATTTGTTGTTGATACTCAGTCTTGAGAGTAATTGCATAGTTTATCAGCAGTGGTACAGGCATTGGAATAGTAACTGTCTGATAAACAATTTTATCGTTTTTAAATGGATAATTTAATTGGCCAAACAAGCGATAAGTGTCCGCTCTTTTGAAGTTGCTTGTCTTATCTTGTTTAATCTTTCTCGCAACTATAATTGAACCACCTTTTTCGTCGTTGACTGGAGGAACATTTCCATAAAAAACACCTTTTTTTATAGGATTTTTTTCTATTGAGATTCTCTCGATTGTCATTATCGGAAGAATTAATGATCCATTCTTGTCTCGCAAGTTTTGATCGTTTTTGATCTGAAAAGACCTTTCTGCAGTCATCCACAAAGTTGGCACCTTCTTGAATCCTTTGTTTGTGGTCGCATGTATATTAAAAACTTTATCAATATGTTCAAAAAAAGCTTCGTCAATCTTTTCTAAAGTTGAAGGCACAATAAGTTCTTCATGAACAACTCTTGGATCTGGAACACCTGTATTTTTATGTTTAGGTGGCATCAAACAAACCCTCGCGAGCACGAATACATCTTGCAGATATCTCAAAACGATGATCAATCTGACCAAAGAACTGTTTCGGTTCATCTAAAGAAACAATCTCATAATGAACATCGCCGTACAGAGCAAAATCCCCAACTCGAACAATAAGATCTTGATCTTCTGTTAATCTTCTTTTATGGAAATGAAGAAGTAGTGATGAGCTTTTATCGATACCAACATTATTCATAAATTCTGTCTTTAGCCCTTCCCACTCAACTAAAACATAAACACGAATTGGGGGCAAAAATGTTTTATTAATGGCTTCTCCATAAACTGAATGAAAATCTGTATGTTCCAAACTGATGGGGTAATATAATATTTGCTGGCCAATGACACGTTCGATTAATTCATCATTAACCTGTTTTATCAGGTTCCTCTCCTTTTTTCCAACAAAAAGAGGCGGCGGTGGCTGTGTTGGTTGTTCCCATTTAGACATCTTTCTATATTACCCCGTAAACACTGGAAGAGGAATTCTCTCTTGAAGTCTACTAACTGATTCTGCGACAGTTGCATCTCTTTCAGCCAAATTGGCATATGTCAATTCATCAAGAACGGTTTTAAGTTCATCTCTTAATGTGGCTTGCTCTGCTGTTGCTTGAGTGATCAAACTATCACCATTTAATGTTACAGATTCTCCTGGAACGGGTATTGTGCTAAATTTGCTTCTAACTAAACCTAATGTTTCTTTTGTTAACGCTAGTGAAAACCTTCGTATCCATTGTTTTCCGATAGAATTAATATTTCTATAAGGAATGTTAGCAAATGGCAGAGTATTCATGTTGTTCACACCAGAAGTTCCACTTAATTTGTCATCATCCTCTACCCATGGATCTTCTTTTACAGTAAACTTGATCCACATTTTTTCAGGAGCAGAAGTTGTTGTTAATGGGAAGAGCCGCAACCTGTTATCTTTTATTTCAAAAGAGTAATGAGAGTTTCTCGTATAAATTGCGTCTTCAAACATCATTGCTTGTTGTTTGTTCTGCCAAACCGGAATGATTTGGAATTGTGAATCGTCAGCCCATTGACCATAATTCTGAAGGTTACCGACAGTGTTGAGTCCTCCATAATATCCATAGAATCTCCACATCGCAGCAGGAGTTTTATAATAGACTTGTTTAACAATGATTCTTTTTTTGCCCACTTTATTATAAAATGAAGAATTGTCATTGCTGGAATCTATAGAGGCAGAATAGATGATGGCTTGAAGATCATAATCTTGTGAATTTGTAGATGTACTAAAAGATGATGAATATTCTGTTTCGTCTCCTCCAACCCCAATACTCGCTCCGATGCCTAAAGTTACTTTTCTTGAATATTCAAATCTGTATTTAGGAAATTTTAAAGCAAGTTCTTCTGAGTCCTCGCCATATAGCGAAGATGGTAGTTCATCGGAGTCAACAAGACTGCCATCGTGATCGAAAGTTCCAGTTGCGCTTCCAAGAAGGCTTCCAAGAACATTCTTTGCTTGATGTATATTGACAATATATGAGTACTCTAAAACTGCTTCTTCATAAGCGGCAAACACATTTTCTTTTGTTAACTCTATATCTAATATGTCTCCACCAAGCTTTTTATAGGTATAAGCAACTTGATCGACGGCGCCAGTTATAAAATTGTCAGAGTATAGTGGAGATGCTTCATTGCTATATATGTTAAACGGCAACGTTGTTGTCGTAATATCATTTAAGCTCGCTGTTTGTGGTAAAACAATTGCGCTTACAGTACTTGAAGGCGAAAGAGTAGGATAGGCCATTCATAGAGACTCCTATAGCTACCTTAATTAGTTTTGGAAAAAAGAAAACCCCAGTCTAACCTAAGTCAAACTGGGGTTTTCGATAAAAAGGTTAATTAAGTATTAACCGCGAAGATCTTGAACTACAACAAGACCGTACATATCAGGACGTACCATCTTTTTAGCGTAGCGAGTCATGACACCCTTACGGGGCACGAAGTCCTCTACACCAAAGATAGTAGGCGTGACCTGGAGAGGTACATACGGAGCATATACATATCCGCTCTCGAGGAACGAACCACCTTTACGACCAATAAGAACAACGTTCCTGAGGAAGTAAGGATCTACATATATATCCCATTTCTTGCTAAGACTACCTGTCTTAATAGTACCAACTGTGCCTCTGTCAGTATCACCTGTTACGTCAGCACGGAAACCAGAGGTAAACTCTAGAATATTGGCGACTTCAGGTCCTACTACAATGAAGTTAGCTCCGCCTCGAAGCGTCTTACGATGAATCTGAGCGGATACGTCATTGATGGTTTCGACAAGAGTCTCATACCATTCAGACACGGTACCAGTAAAGTCAGCACCAAGAAGTGACTCATTATTGAGGTTACTAATCGGTTGACCATTGGTACGATCAAGGAACTTACCAGGTCGGCGAGACCAATGATAAGTGCTAGCAGTGGAACCCTTAACGAGATCTTCGAGGATCTCGCGGTCAATCTCAAGAGCAATTTGCTCAGAGAGAATGCCAGTAAGTTCTACTTCAGCATCAAGATTGTGGTAAGCATTGAGATCTTGACCAAGCTCTGGGGTCCATTTGGCCTTGAGCTTTTTGGTGATAGCCGTGACAGACACGCTGTCTACCTTGATATCAATCTCAGGGATACCTTCATCTTTTTCCAGTCCCCATGGTTCGAGACCAACAACAGCACCAACTGCATTGGTTGAACCAGCAGCAACAGAAGTACTATTGAAAGCGTCTGCAAGCGCATATTCGTATTGCAGACTCAAGGGGTTGTCAGCGGCGCTAGCCAGTCCCATACCATACTGATGCAAACCAGTCTCATTGGTAGTATCAGTGGCGAAGAACAAGAGAATGTGATCTTTCTTGGAACCACTGAACTGAGTCAAACGACGAACCACCTTCATTGAGCCTGACATTCCATAATCTGTACCTTCTTTCGCAACAATGCTTTGCAAATTGGCCTCATTGAGATTCGGGAAAGTATCGGAGTTATTAGGAACTCTAATGACACACACGTTGGTTGTTCCCGACGTGAAATCAGGGTCGAAACGACAAAGCGCATCGAACTCAGCTTGAGAGTTAACACCATCTGGCACATCATCAGAACCAGGTAGCTTGCCACCAAATGTACCGGAAGCAACAACGCCGGCGTTGGTAGCGTGATGTCCGCCGGCGACGTTGGCCCAAGTTTCAAAAGCGTGGCCGGATGTTCCGGCGGCGATGCCTCCGCTAGAACCAGTCGGTGAAGAATAGCCCTGATTAAGATTGTAAGGTCCTAAGCTGACATTCTCGTCACCAAGGTTAACACCACCGGTGATTTCCACACCGACGACGCCGCCGCCATAAAGCGAATTCGCAGTACCGGGAGTACCTTGAATACCATCTAGGTCAGCATTCAAACCTAAGCGGTTTGAGGTATGCTGGAAGTCCAGGAAGAAGATGAGACCCGAAGGGAGACTCATCGGTTGCACTGACACAAGGTCATTTGCAATGAGTGAACCGAATACTCGGCGCACGATTGGGAATGCAACAGCAGCAAAGCCTTCTACATCACCAGTATGCATAGCGGAAGCTTCACGAAGAAGTTCCCTAGCTTGGTTTTCTAGAAGACGAGACATGCTCTGTCGCGTAGCATCGTTAGTGAGACCTTCAAGAAGTCCAGTGTTTTCCCACTTTTCAAGTAGTGCAGCACCTTCCCTCTGGAGGTCACGATTAACAATGCCTTCAGTTAATTTATCTAATACAGACATTTTTAAATCCTCCTTATAAATTATTTAATACCTGCTAAAGTCTTCCACCTATCATTAAGTGGAGCACTTTTCCTTCCCTCTTTTC